ACTTATGAGAGAAAGTGAAGTCTACACTAAAAAGGGTAGACTTAACAAATCTGGAGCATGTAGAATCTTAGGGTGGAAACCTAAAGAACTAGAAGAAGCTTTAGATAGTTGTAAGGACATATTAGGTAAAATATACGATTAAATATTAACGAAATAAGCTCTATCATATTTAAAAGATATATCTACTGTAATTACATCATTATTTTCCATATCTAAATCACCCCAATCTATTTTTTGTGGCCATAGGTTTTCGTATCTCCATGATTCTAAAACATCTCCACAACCATTTAATAGTTGCAAATCAGCTTGTGGGATTATGAAACTTAATTCTCCTATACCAACGCTAAAACCATAAGAACCTCTTTGTGGATCATATAATTTTCTCAACCAATCAAAGACTGGATTTCTATTGCAATGTAAATCATATAAAGTAATATCTAAACTAGACCATTCTGGTTTAGTTGGTCTACTGATTGTTTCAATTACATGTTCTATTGATTGCTCTTTGAAAGAAATACTAGGTCTGGATGCTTTTAGAGGTGGTAAAATTGGTGTTTGGATATTTTCTATATCAACCAATCTTTCAATATAAAATCGCCATCTATTTTTTCTTTTCCAATGAGTATTAGAAAAAGAAAAACTCATAGGTCTAGGCATATATCTCCATTTTATAAAATAAAGTTAAGGGTAAAATTACCCTTAACTTTATAAATAGTAATTAATTTACAGGAGTACAAGGACTGCAACAAGGAACGAAGTTGACAGGTGGACAGAAAGATGTATAACAAACTTGGTCATATCTTAATGTTAATTCGATAGTTGCTTCTTCAGAAGAAGACATATCTAAGTCACCGAAATTAACTGCTTGTGGCCAACAGTTAAATAATCTCCAAGATTCCATAGCTAATCCGCAACCATCATATAATGTTAATACTGCGTCAGCAGCATAATCTTTAAATGAAGTACCTTGAGCAAAGTTAACGTTATCATTTAACTGTGCATTCTTTCCAATCCATGCATAAAGATTAGAAATATCTTGAGCACCGCAATCGATATATGTACATGTAATAGATTGCCATGTCAACTTACCGCAAATCCAAGTTTTTGCGTTTAAATAATTTAATTCTGTTTCTTCTAAGTCATAACTAGGTCTAGAAGCAGTTTTAACAAAGCTAGGACCAATATTTTTAGCAGCAGATACAGCACCAGCTACACTACCACCTCCTAATAATCCCGCAGCGCTACCATCTGGACAATAAGGTTGGATTTCTAATGTCCAACGAAATTTTCTTTTGATAGCTAAATTATTATTACCTAACTTACCTATACCCATCGAAACTTGATTTCTTGTTGGTGTTACGCAAGCCATTTATTTTTCTCCTTATTTATTTTCTATGCACTACAGAGTAGTGCATTTTTATATCTTTAAAATTAGAATGTATCTGCATTTTCGGTAAACGAACCGCTTCTATGCAACGAAACTTCTACGAAGATAAATTCAGTTGCTTTAGTAGGTATAATGCCTATTCTTGCTCTTAATTCGTTTCTATCAACCACTTCAGGTGGATTTAATTCTTCATCGCACTGAATTCTATAATCCTCTAATCCTCTTAGAACTTGAATTTGCGATAAGATTCTATCAGCTATAGCTATAAATTGTGTTCTTAAAGTAGCATCGTTAGGTTCGAACAATAAAGTTCTTGCTTCTTGTCCAACGCTCTTCTTTATGAAGTTTAACAATCTTCTAACATTAACTCTATCTAAAGCTGTTGGTCTTCTTTGGAGAGTTTTATTACCCCAAATAACAAAAATATCGCTTCCTGCAAAAGATATAATTGGATTGATTGCGTTTCTATTACCATACATTAAATCTCTTTCAGTTAAGGAAGGTTTAGTGTAAGTATCTAATATATTTGGAACTGCACCTCTAGTTGCTCCAGCGGGTGCTAACCATTGTGCTCCGATGCTATCGGATCTTGCTATTGTTGCTAAAACTGATCCTGAAGGTGGAACCCAAACATCAATTCGATTGGTCGTATCTCTTATAGAAACCCAAGGCCAATATAATGCAGCGAAATTACTATCAAACTTAGTCGCATTTAAACTATGAGTTCCATTTTGCCATGCAACGATTTCATTTACAGAGAATCCAAAAGGTGGATCTATAATTGCAATACAATCTTGTCGTTTATTTTCGCATAAATCAATCAATGCTAAAACAACTTCCGTACTGGTAAAACCAGGAGCAGCGATCAAATCAATATCAAATTGATCTGGTTCACTTATCGATTGCATTCCAGTCAAAACTGCACCATCACCAATTATCAAAGAATCTTGGTCATCTGGATCTGAAGGAACACCGTTCGAACCACCAGAAAGGACATAAGTTCCAGCTGCTGGTAATCCAGGTAAATCAACATCATCAATTACTCTTACATAACTTGAATATCTTGCTAAGAACGATTCAACATATAACGGATCAGATTCAACTCTATTTAATGCACCCCAACTTTCTACCTGAGTACCATTTACAAAAATCTGCATAGAGAAGTTACCTTCTCTGTTGTTATTTGTAATAATTAATTGAGTGTTATTACCCGATGTACCAGGACTGTCTGCATTAACAACAAACAATGTACTTCCATCACCAACGCTACCCGTTACAACTGCATTATTATAAGTTGTTAAATCGTCTGCTGCACCAGTAGTACCAGAACCTGCATTGGTTAAGAAACTTAAACCTAAAGGAGCTGCTACAGTACTGCTTGATTTAACTAAAAGTTTAGCATCTCTTCCGCTATGTAAAGTCGATAAACTGATATTATCACCAGTTAAATAAGCGACAAAACCACCAGGAAGGTTAGTTTCAATATAACTATTGATGAATTGGACTAAACTTAAACTTGTATAGTTTCCAGATGGGATAATGATCGATTGTGCAACGTTATCAATATTTACATTATTAGTACCGTCAATAACAACTTCTAAAGTAAAACTATTCGAAGTAAAATCAAAATTACCTACAGTTTGATAAGCATTGTTAGGAAATCTATCAGCACTACCTACGATTTGTGCAGGTAACATATCTAAACCTAAACCAACTTCATTATTATTTAACGATCTTACTCCAGTTAAATTATCTACGCTTATTATAGGTCCATATAAAGCATTCGTTACAGAAACTAATTCAACAGTGCTTGAAGTACCGAATGAAAACGTGCTTCTAATTCCTAATTTGTCAGTATCATGAACATAAAATTCGATACCATCGTCAGCGGTTAATTGTGAATTTAATTCATCTGCTAAAGTTTGTGCAGTATAAGCTAAGTTCGTATTAGGTGCTGGTCTATTAGAATCAGCTAAAACAACTAATTGTTTTTCAGCTAAAACACCATTTAATCTCCATCTAAAAAAGCGATTATCATCTATAGCATCATTATTTATATCTGAATAGCTAAATGGTTCGATACCATTACCTTCTATTTCAACAACACCACCAGCTGTTGGTATTTCTACAGTAGCAGTTGTAGCTGCTTCGCTGCTGGTTGGATCTATATCCGCAACTCTAATTATATAAAGTGAATTACCTGCTTGTAAATACTGTTCAGCAGCATATATTAAATATGGTACAGAAATAGTAGGATCAGGAAATCCAAATACTTGATACAATTGTCTTGTAGTTGAAATTAGTGTTGGGATGTTAATCGGACCTTTTGTTGCGAATCCAACAATTGCAGCGCGATTAAAAACCTGTTCTGCTGGAACGAAGCTTAAATCCTTTTCTACAATTCTTACGCTAGGACTGATTGTATTTGAAGGTGGAAATCCCGTTAATATTGCCATTTTTTACTCTCCCTCTTTTGTCTTTTTTGAGACATTTTCAGTTTTATTTACAATTTTAGTACTTATTAATCCATTTTCTTTCGCTTTGTTTATATATTCAGTAGATCTTTCTTCTTCTATATAACAAACATTTTTCCCCGAACCTCTTCCAGGAATATTTAACGTCGTAAAAGCTCTGCTTTTAGTTCTTGAGCGAACAACAAGTTGAATAGGACTTCGCATTTTATTGATA